CGGTTACCCATTGGTTGAATTTGTAAATTTGGCCAAACACAAAATCGTTGTTCGTTGTGCCCGGTACTTCAATGGTTCTGCTAACCGTTCCTTTGCGTTCTACGGGGTTTTCTATGTCCGTAATGGAATACGTTAGGCGAATGTCAATATCTTCGCTTAGATCCAATCTTTGCCCGTCTATGTAAAGTTCTGTTATCATAACGGCGAGGTTTCATCAAAGGTGTATTTGAAGTTTACCGACAATGTTTTTAACAAGTCGAAGTCACGCTTCCAAACGTTGTAGCTTGTATCGGTAATAATGATCGGGACCAACACTGGAAATACTATTCCCGTTCCTTGCTCTACATAAGTCGAGCGAAGCCAAACACGTGGCGATCTAACCATTTCGGATAACCACTCAAATTCAGAATCGGTCAACCAATCCGATGAAACATTGAAGGTTTTTTGATAGTCAACGGACGCGTTGTACTTGGAATAATCCGATACATTGTAAGTGTAAGCATTTGAGGTTTCCCTTAGCAAGGGACGGCTCGCTTCAACACGCGTAATGTTTTGAACTTCACGCTTAGGCTTAGTGAACACATAGCTATCAACTCCACCCAGTTGGTTTTGGAAATGGATTTCGGTGAACTCGTAACGAGTACATGGCCTATCAATAAAAACAAAATATTCATCGCTCAAATAATTTGCGCCCGTGTCATCAATGGATAAACGGATTGAATAGTAAGCCCCTTCTCCATCAACCACCAAATTAAAATAAAATTCTCCATCTTCTCCGTCTGAAGTATAATCACCGTCAATTTCAAATATTTCCAATGGCATAAATGGAACAGCAATAACGCTGTTTTCATTTGGATCGCCTCCATCGTGGTAAGCCCAATTTCGAGTCTTATAAAAATAATCTCTAATTACAGAATTATCAGCGGCATAATATGTGATGTGCACCCAATCAACATTTGGCGCACTTGATCTTACACATGGAATATAAAGATAGCCACTTTGCAAATATGCGAAACTTTCTAATGCCACCGCCTTGGTGGACTGTTGTCGGTTCGTTAATAGCTTGATCGGGTTTAAAGGTGCTGATGTTGAGCAAACATAACGCTCGTATTGATACGAAGGAAAGTTCAACGTTTCAATAGCACCGCAATAAACCGTACCGGTGAAGTCATAAGTCGTTGCAGAAGCACCGCTGTATTGCTCGGAAAATTCAACCGTGTAAGACGTCCACATATCCGGGCACTCAAAGCCTTCACCATCGGAAATGCTCGTGTTTATGTCGATGAAGAAACGCAGTATTTCGCGAATGTTGAAATAACCGTAATTGGTTGAAGGATTGGGGAATGCCTTTAGCTTCGTAATTAGCGTGCCACCTCGGTAAACATCGCAAACAAACATGAAGTTTGGCTGCGCATAGTTATCGGATTCCAACGTAAATGTCATTGGGTTTCCTATGGTGGTAAATGCTTGTGGGCTTTGAATTATCGTTATTGCCATTATCTTGGTAGTGTTACTTCAATGCTTGTTTGTGAAATGTAATCGGCCACTTGGATTGCAAGCTTCGTGACTTCTTCCGGTGTAACGAATGGAGAAACGAACGGGTTTTTCTTTATCCCGTACTTGTAAACCGAGTGCTGAATTTCACGCGCCTTTTCATCTATGCTTTGTCCTTCTCTTGGTTTTATCCCTTTGGCTGCCATCCAATTTTTGAACGGCTCATGGGGCGGGAATTTATCCTTGAACTGGAAGGGAGAATCCGGTGCCTTGCGTGAACCAAACCGACCCTTCACCCCGTACTCAACAAACTTCCAATATCCAGGACCTTCAATCTCGATGGCGTAATCTTTGCCGTACCTTTTAACCGGTAACGGTACGATCCCTTGGGCAAGTGAATACGTGGCGTTGCTTCCATTGGTAGATAGGTTTTCCCTAAATGCGTCAATGGCCCTGTTTGCCCAGTCGGTTAATATCTTTTCAACCCCCTCAAATTCAGTGCTAATTTGCTCGGGATCTAATCCGATACTATCAAGCTGAATAAACTTTGATGCCATAACAATAGAATTACAAAATCGAAAATGTTACCTTAATCGCGATCTTGCCATTTGCTTGTTAACTTGAACCTTCTCGTGCTCCATCTTATCTTGCCAATAGTTCACGTAGATAAAAAACTCAATCACCTTCAAATCGAAGATAGCATTCCATTTGAGCACATCACCACCGGCTAACGTGTCAACAAAAATCAACCACTTGTACTTTTCTGCAAATCCGGTTCCGGTGTCAAGTCCTGGATCGCTTGCTTCTGTATTTGACTTAAAAATCTTGGGGAATCGCTTAGCAATAGCATCCAACTGCCCAAAAAAAAAGCGGACAATCCCAATGCCTCAACCGCCAACATTGATTCCTTCACATCCTTCGCACGCTCGGGATGCTTATTGCCATCGTATCTTTTGGCAATCCAAAACGGCGTTACCTCGCGCATCAACGATGCAACGATTAGGTGAATGTTTTGGTTGATCTTTTCTTGGTCACTGGTCCACTCACTGATCTCCACGAATTGCGCCGTGCATAGGTCCTCAAAAAATCGGTTCATCCAATAACGTTTACCCTTCACCTTCACAAAGTTCTTGAATGGCTTGTACGGTTCTTCATTCAATTGGGTAACGATCGACTCGTAACGCTTGCGTAAATCCGGCAGTGAGTACTGATCTACCTTCGAGTACCCGCCGTCAACGATCGCAGTAACCGAGCGCATTAAATCCCATCCTTCCAGGTGTTGCACCTCTTGGATCATTTGCCATTGGCCAACCGTTAAGGTGCGCCAAACATTGTTGTTCTTCTTATTTAATCCCATATTTTCCTACGTTTTTTTCTGCTAGTTTATTGACTGCCAAATACCTCAAAGCATCCATGCCGTGGTCAAATGTTCCAATAGGTTCATTTATTGCACTGCCATTTTTTTCTTTCCACTTGTAAGAATTAAGCTCTTTGATTATGTTACTGCTACGGTTAGTAATATTCAATCTAAACCGCTTTACAACATCAATACCAAAAAGTTTTCTTTTATCATTTGCTTTCTCAATTTTCCATCCCATGCGCCTGATTTCCTCAATCGACTTCGGTTCAGCTGAATCCGCTACAATGGTAACACTTCTATCAACTCCGTAACTGGTCATAAAATGACTAATATCCTGATTTGTGTACCCTTTATGGTACATTATTTCATCAATGATCAATTGGCCGTTGTACCGGTACACTCCAACAATAGCGGTTGGATCGTTGGTAAATCCAAAGTCCATGCCGTAACCAATCAATTGCGCTTCGTTTGGTATCGTTACGATCGTTCCCCAGTTGCGATAAATCAATCCCTCAATCTTGCCGGTCATTCCTCGCGCGTACACCTTCCAAAGTTCCTCATCGTCACTGCGCAAAGCTTCAATCTTTTTGCGAATGATCTCGGGAAGGAATGGGTTGTGCCGGTGGTCGGAAATGATCAACTCAACACCGTCTTTGCCGATCAACTTTTCATGTACCCAAAAGCGAGCGTTAGGGTTGTAGTCAATGAACACTTTTTTCTTAGTTCGCATGGCGAGCTCGGAATAGATTTCAAAGCTTATCCCGTTCGCTTCATTCAAAAAAAAGTAATCGCGCTTTCCGCTCTTTGCATCTTGGGAATCTTGGTAGCTTTTAAACTCCATGATTGAGCCGTTGTGAAACGTGTAGATACGGTCGCTCGCATTGTAGCTTTTAATCCAACTTTGAATGTCGGTTGAACTCGCAACAATAGATTGCATATCCCGGAGCGCACCGCTTTTCAGGTTAGGAACGTCTTGGCCTACCACACTGATCACTTGGTCCGGTTGCTCGATCGCTTTTAAGCAAAGCACCTGGAGGATGGAGTAAGTCTTGCCGGAGCTTGTCCCACCTTGATTGACTATAACCTCGGCAATTGAATTGTAATTGCGCTCAAAAATTACCGACGTTTGAAACATCAATCTAAAATTATTGCATCTTCACTATCGGCAAGGTCAACACTCCCTTTGATTATTCCAACATTGATTTCCGCTTGTGGCATCGATACCGTAGTGTCAACCGTTTCCTTTGGCTTTCCGTACACGCGATCAAATAGAACTTCCATAAGGTGGATTGAACCACGGCTCATGTCACGCTCCATCTTCTTGCTGATCATTTTCAACCAAAAGGGTACATCCTCACGTTCGCCCAGGTCCTTGACTTGCTTTTCAGTCATGCAAAGCATTGCCATAATCATATCATTGGCTTGACTGGATGAAAGCGTAATGTCGAACTCTTCCATAAACACTTCTTTGATCACGTTCTTCAACGCCCGTGGCCGTCCATTTCGATTGATGTTTTCGGGATGGCTTTTAAATCCGTGTTTCTTTGCGGTTTCTTTGTCCTTAAAATTCTCCCCGCGTGGCATTAGATTTCGATTTTGTTTACAATGTCCTTTAGCTTCTGCATACACATAAGCTTCAGTTCGTAATCGGTCGCACCACCAACGTTGATGTGATCGGCTGTTTCGGCAATATCCATCAACAAGTTGGCAATGGTAGCGTAAAGCTCCACCGCGCCAATGGCTTCATCGATAACATTCTTTTCTTTTGTATCGTTCATTTCTCGAGCTCCTTCAACTTTGCTTCACTCCAACGAAGGCCAGCTAGCCCACCCCAAAGAAGGTAGGAAATGTACCCGCAGTCCTGGGGCGTTGCTTGTTCGTAATCTTCTTTCGCACGACTCAAATAGGAGTACATCCGTTTGATCGTGTCAACCGTCACGCGCTCGCCATCCCGCAACTGCGTTGCACGAATTTTTCCCACCTGCGTTGCGCACTTATTGCCGTTCTTTTCGTTCAGTTCAATGCCTCGCTTAGCGTTGTTTCTAACCGCTTGCGGGTAGTCATTGTAGGATTGGAATAGTTCGTACTTCTTACGCCCTAACGCGTTGCACACGGCCAACCTTTGAACGCTGTCGGTGTATTCGCTCTTCATGGTGTCATCGCTCATGCAACGATCCATAAAATCACTTTTTGATTCTTCGGACTTTCTTTTTGGGAGTGGCATCGGTTTCTTCTTTAGTGTTCACAATTTCTTCCGGTTCACTATCCATGAACACGGCTTTTGCAATGGCATCGTTAATCTCGCGGAATCTACGATCTCTTTCTTTTTCGTACATGGAGAACACACGTGTAAACGCATCGAGGTTGCACGCAGAACAACCGCCCACCCATTTGCGCTCCATGATCTCGCTCCATACGCTACCAACGATCGCCATTTGTTCCGGTGCTAACTTGAACACGCGCACACGTTGGTACTCTAACCACTTTGGGTACAACGGTTCCAACCGCTGCAACTGATTGTCATTTAATCTGTTTATCATTTTTCTTCCATTCATCGATTACGGTACAAAATAACATCTACAAAGACGTAAGCAAGTATCGAGGATAAACCACCAACACCGACCACATCTATAATGTCGATCCGGTGAGTAAGTAACCCAAGGCAGCCATGGGCAATACCAATCCACCAAGATAGGCAAATGTAACAATTGAAAGGCTTGAATCCGATTGACTCGCCAATGTCGGTGAGCTTGGTCATCACCACTCCAATACACGCGGAATACACCGCCAAAAGTAATACTATCATTTTATATCAAAAAATTTAGGGTATCTATTCTTGCTTTCCAACCAATCCTTATGCCGTTCAATTATCAATTTAGCGTGTTGCATGGTTTCAACGATACAAAGCTTTTTATACTCTGTTTCATCGCTCCAAGTAAATACTGGGTTATCTATATCTATTGACTCCCAACGTGCAAACCAATCGATCTTTACTTGAGCGCAAAATTGCTTTTCGCTGTATTGCTTGATTCGATATTTCATTTTAATTTATTTTTTACGTTCTTGATTGTCGCTCGAACGGAATTGTACGGAATCTTGGTGTCGCGTGATATTTTTTTCATTGGCACCCCTTCCAGGTGAATCTGAAAAATTACCCCTTCGTACCACTCGAGCTTTGTCATTTTCTGCTTTATGCTTTCAATCCTTTCCGAGTCTTGCCGGTCCTGCTCATGGTTGTACTCTTCATCGATGAACTCCACGTGATCTATTCCAACCGTTTCTTGCGATGGGTTGAACTTCTTATTGAATGGCGATCTTGGTAGGTAGTAGGTGTTGTAGATTACTTGAATCACAAACAAGTACCACGATGAATTGAGTAGCTGGTTCTTTTGCTCTTCTGGTTTCTCGCAAAGGTACAAAACAACCTCGTGATAAAGGTCATGGCCAAGATCCCCCGCCAATTCAAGGCAGTACTTCTTGATGCCACGGTGGCTAGTCACGAGGTCGATTAGTGGGTGCATTTAGAATGGCAAATCGTTATCGGTGCTCCATCCATGTTGAGCCAATTTATCAACGGCTGGTTTGAGTGCCGGGTTGATTTCGCTCGGTGCTTGCATGGGTGCATCTTTCGCCTTCCATTTTACCCAGTGCGTTGCTTTGCTCTTTTGATCAACCTCTTTGCGCTGCCCTACAAATACTTCGATGTCCCCATATTGGTTGGTGGGTAAATCTAACAAATCTTGTTTTTTCAGCTGAACCTTAACCCCGTACTGGTTCGCCCAACCTTTGCCTACATACTTTTCGTTTTCCATATTTTAGTTTTTAAATGTTTGAATAAATCGCTTGAAAATCAGGGTTGATGTAATTACGCTCTTTCTCTTTCCTATCCCTAACGTAATTCAATCGCATTAAATACCCTCCGATTGGTTTGCCATACGCACCCCGTTCGATGTGCCAACCAAAAGCCCCGTCGGTAAACTCATCTTTGTAGGTTGACGTTCTAATATCGTGCTGGATGCGTTGCTTAATTTCGTAAGGTGTTACCACTTGCAAAGTTTCTTTGATGTTGATGTGGTGGTAAAGTTCGTGAACGTGACCCATCCAAAGAACATCGGCACCATCCACCTGGGCTCCCATCCGTTGGTGTTGGATTACTCCCTTTGTTACCACTCCACCGCCACCGTGGCCATGGTGGTATTTCACTTTGAAGTTGAGGTACGTTTTGGCATCGTCCCGTCGATACACGTTAAACACGACCCAACCGGCATACCCACCATTGAGGACCTTTGCTCCCGTTTTGTAATTTAGCAAAGAAACAAACCGCTCGGTTAGGTCTATTTCGTGTCGCTTGCTCACTGCTGTTTCGTGGTTACCGTATCCTACAAAAAGTAAATGGTCGGCATATTTTGCCCACCATTCAACTGCTTCGTTAACAACCAAGTCAAAGTAATTCCCGCCTTGATGCTCGGGGCGAATATCGTCTTTGCTCGCACGTTTGTCGTACTTTCCTTGCATGATACAAAAGAAATCGCCATTGATTAGGATTTTCGCTCCCAGGTTAATGGCTTTCTCGATGTGATCTTGGAGCAGGTCGCGCCTACATTTCGGGTGATCAAAGTGAAGATCGGATAACAGTAAGAACTGGTCTCCGTCTTTGCACCGGATTGATACGATGTTACGTCCGTGCTTGGTTGTTTCCATGGTTAGAGTATTATTCTTTGCTTCACCTCGTCTACCGTCTGATCGGCATAGCCCAATTTATAGGCCATAAGGTGGCTGTGTGAAATAAACGCTTCGAGGTCTTTAATCGTTCCAGTGTACGGAAACTCCACGTTGATTGTTGTGGTGTCCTCGTTTGTTGCGATTGCAACGGTGATGGTCATTGTTTCATTCATAATTTTGGTTTTTATGGGTTAATGAATTGTTTGTCGTTCAGTTAAGTTTGTTGTTGATGATTGAAAGATAATACGCCGGATCCTTTTTTTCTGAAATCTCGTAGTTTTTTAACAGAAGATTTTTGAACCTCAACAGCTCGGCGGTGTCTATTTTTTTGGATTTTAAGAATTTTCCATGGTAGGGCCGGCATGAATTGCCACTGGCGAACTGGTTAATGATCGATTGAATCTGCCGGATTTCTTCCTTAACCAAAATGTACCGGTCCATGATGTCGTCAGAATCGAAGCGATCTCTTTTCAATCGCTCCCGGTATTCGCGTAGTGAGTGCTTGTAATTGAATAGCCATTCGAACCATTGGAGCTCTTCGCCGATCTCGAACCCATAACGGTTCCAGCGGTACTTCTCAAATGGGTGGTTGTAGTTTCTTGGTGTCATGTTTCAGTGATTTTCGTTTGATAGAATTTCAAGAATCAAATTAAATTTCAAATTTTCAAAGTCACTATGCCAAAATATTTTATCCGGCATACCCGAATATGTGACATAAGGTTTCCATTCTTTTTTGTCTGACCTCAAAAATCGTTTTGTTACGTGTAAATACTCAACGGCACATTTACCATTTTTCTCAATTATTCTAAAAACTGGTTTCATGTTTCAGTGATCTTGATTTGGTGTTGGTGCTCGATCAACTTTTTCTTCAATTTGTACAACGGCGTTCTCATTCCCTTCACGTCCTCGATTACCGTCTTGTTTGTGATCGTATCGTAGTAAACGAAGTCGGCTTTGTACGTGAACATTTTTTTGCCGTCTAAAGCGAAGACAAAGGGCGTCTGAAGGTGTAGGTCCAGTATCTCCCCGATCTTCGCTCTAAGCGTCAAAGAAACGTATCTATCGGCTTCCTTCTTGCTATCGAAGGTGATGCCGTCAATAATTGTTTTCTTGTTGTTGTATTTTGAGCGTTTAATCATTGGTTTGTTTTGCAGTCAGGACAGGACTCGAACCTGTAAAATTACACTCCAATCGTGTACACGTTTACCATTCCGCCACCTGACTATGTTGCTGTCTTTCCAGCTGTCATCGATTTGGTTATTAAGTTTGAAAAGTCTATTAAATCGAGAACCTTTACTTAGCAGTCAGGA